TGGACTTTAATTTCACAGTTTATAACTGCAGCTGTTGCTTTCTATTTAAGATTTAGAGAACAGTACAAGCTAAGACAACAGATTAAAAAACAATTTGAGCATTACTTAGATCCTAGACAAGTAAAGGCTTTGCAATCTAATCCGAGTCTACTAAAGTTAGGTGGTGAAAAGAAAAGATGTACTTTTTTATTTACTGATGTTCGTGGTTTTACTGCTATGAGTGAAAGTATGGAACCTGAACAAGTGACTCAAATTATGAACAAAGCTCTTACAATTCAATCAGATGCGGTTAAAAAGTATGGAGGTATGGTTGATAAATATATTGGCGACGCCATGATGGCTATATTTAATGCTCCTCTTGATTTAGATAATCATGAGCAAGCTGCTGTTATGTGCGCTAAAGAAATACAAGATAACTTTAGATCTTCTGATGTTGGAGTTGAAATAGGTGTAGGTGTTAATACTGGTGAAGCTGTAATTGGGAACTGTGGGTCATCTACTAGATTTGATTATACGGCTATTGGATCTGCTGTAAATATAGCTGCTAGATGCGAATCTAGTTGTAAAACTGTAGGCAAAGATTTAATAATTGCAGAGGAAACTGCAAAAAATTGTGGTTTTGAGCTAAAATCATTAAAACCAATAGAAGTTAAAGGTATTAGTAAACCTTTAAAAATATTTACTTTGGAGGATATATGAAAGCACTACTTAAAAATTTAGTTGGATCAGTAGCACCAACCTTAGGTACAGCACTAGGAGGCCCTATGGGTGGTATGGCTGCAAACATGATCGCAGATGTGTTGGGTTGTAAAAACGAACCCAAAGAAATACAAAAAGCTTTAGATAATGCAACACCCGAACAGATGCTTGAGTTAAAAAAAGCTGAAGCTGATTTTGAAGTTAAGATGAAAGAGCTAGAGGTGGATGTATTTAAACTAGAAGTACAAGATACACAAAACGCTAGACAAACTTTTTCTAAAGATTGGACCGCTAGGATTATAGGTATATTTGTAGTAGGTGGTTTTATGGGATACATATTCTTAGTAACTATTCAACCTCCAGAACAAAACTCAGAGGCTTTAATTAATTTAGTACTCGGATACTTAGGTGGCCTAGCTTCAGCAATTATTAGTTTTTATTTTGGTGCTTCTAATACACCAGGAAAGGACGACTAAAATGAACATATCTGAAGAAGGTATATCTTTAATTAAAAACTACGAAGGATGTAAGCTAGAGGCTTATCAGGATTCTGTAGGGGTTTGGACTATTGGCTTTGGGCATACAAAAGATGTAAAAGATGGCGACCAAATTAACCAAGACGAAGCTGAACATTTATTAAAAGAAGAAATGCCTGAGTATGAAGGTTATATTAACGATATGATTAAGGTGCCGTTAGATCAATGTCAGTTTGATGCGCTAGTTTGTTGGGTATATAACTTAGGTCCAACTAATCTAAAAGAATCTACTTTATTACGTATTCTTAATGAAGGAGATTATGGTGGCGTACCAGAACAAATAAAACGCTGTAACAAGGCTGGTGGTGTTATTTTAGGTGGATTGGTTAAACGTAGAGAAGCTGAAGCTAATTTGTTTGAAGGTAAGGAATGGAGCAAGGTTTAAATGGCACTACAAAAAACAATATTCAGACCAGGTATTTATAGAGAAGGTACCGACTATGATAATGAAGGCGGTTGGTTTGATTGCAATTTAGTACGGTTTAGAAAAGGTAGACCAGAAAAATTTGGAGGGTGGAATAAACTTACAAGTAATACTTATTTAGGTACTGCTAGAGCTTTACATCCTTGGGTATCTTTAGGAGGCACAAAATATCTTGGGATAGGTACTCATCTAAAATATTATATTGAATCTGGTGGTAATTTTAATGATATAACTCCTATTAGAAGTACTACCTCTGCTGGTGATGTGACATTTTCTGCAACTAATGGAGATGCAACAATTACCGTTGCAGATACAGCTCATGGGGCAGTTCAAAATGATTTTGTTACTTTTTCTGGAGCGTCTAGTTTAGGGGGAAATATAACAGCGTTAGTTTTAAATCAAGAATATCAAATAGCAACTATAGTTAATGCAAACAGTTATACGGTAGAAGCAAAAGACACTTCAGGAGCAACGGTTACTGCAAATGCTTCTGACAGCGGTAACGGAGGATCCTCCGTTGTTGGCACATATCAAATAAATGTAGGACTAGACGTTTACGTTGCTGGTACAGGTTGGGGTATAAATGGCTGGGGCGCAGGAACTTTTGGAAGCACAAGTGCTTTAAGTTTGACTAACCAATTAAGATTGTGGACACATGATAATTTTGGAGAAGATTTAATTATAAATGCACGCGCAGGTGGTATTTATAAATGGGTAGAAAATAATGGAGTAGGTACAAGAGCAGTTGAACTTTCTGGTATTACTGGTGCTAATCAAGTTCCAACCGTAGGTCTGCAAGTTATTACTTCAGAAAAGGACAGACACTTAATAGTCTTGGGTGCAGACCCTGTATCAGGTACTTCTAGAACAGGTACAGTTGATCCTATGTTGATAGCATTTAGCGATCAAGAAAATGAATTGGAATTTGAACCCACTAACACAAATACAGCAGGCTCTCTTAGGTTGTCTTCAGGATCTTCAATAATAGGTGCGGTTAAATCAAGACAAGAAATAATGGTTTGGACCGATACTGCTCTTTACAGTATGCAGTTTATTGGTCCGCCTTTTACTTTTGCAGTTAATTTAATTAATGAAGGTATAGGTTTAGTTGGACCTAAAGCAGCAATTACCGCACCTCAAGGCATCTATTGGATGAGCTACAATAATTTTTATGTTTACAACGGTAGTGTTCAAACTATTCCTTGTACCGTTCACAATTATGTTTTTGGTGATATTAATTTAGGACAATCTTTTAAATTTCATGCGTTTACCATTTCAGATAAAAATGAAGTTGGATGGTTTTACTGTTCAGCTGACTCTACAGAAATAAACAGATATGTTATTTATAACTATATAGAGAATTTATGGATTTATGGATCTCTGACAAGAACAGCTTGGTTAGATGCAGGTATTGTTAATTACCCTAGAGCCGTAAACGGAGGTTATTTATATCAACAAGAAACTGGTTTTAATGATGATGGATCTCCTATGACAAATGTGTTTATTGAAAGTTCTGATTTTGATATAGGTGATGGTGAACAATTTACCTTTATAAGAAGGATCATTCCAGATTTTAAATTCTTACAAAACAACAACGCAGGTAATGTAAATATAGTTGTTAAAACAAGAAACTTTCCAGGAGATTCTTTAACTACAAATTCTACAAATGCAATAACTGAAACAACTACACAAGCTTATGTCAGGGGCAGAGCAAGACAAATGGTTTTAAGATTTGAATCTGATGATGATGCAACCGATAATGGCAATTTAGATATTGGATGGAGATTAGGAGCTACTAGGATAGATACAAGGCCTGACGGCAAAAGATGAGCAAAATATTACAAAGTCAGCTACCTATTGCTACAGGAGATGTTAGCCCAGAAACTTTTAACAGGTTAGTAAGAATATTAGAAATTAACTTAGGTGCTGTAGATCCAGATCAAACCAGACAAGTTAATGACGCAGATAAAACAACTCTTAATTTTTTAGCCGGATCTATTATATGGAACACCACTTTAGGTGTTTTACAGGTCTATACTGGTAACAAATGGGTAGATATAGGCGAGAGAACAAATGATCTTGGTTTTGAAATGACCGCATCTGTTGGTAAAGTTGATATCAAAACCAACGGTAATATAACAATTAATGTCTAAAGCAGTAGAAGTACAAGAGTACAAAACAAAAAATATCTTATTAGAACACCCTGCTGATTGGTATATAGATGATCAAACATTTAATGCAGTTCAAAACTCAATTCCAGATATAGTAGATTTTTATGAAAATAAAGGTAATAACAACCCTGTAAAAAATAAATTACACGAAGTCATAAAAGAACCGTTAAAAGATGTATATACGGTTCCGTTCTTCTCTAAGAAGTTTTGTCAGATATTATTAGACGAAATGCATAATCTAGAAGACTTTTATGGGTTTATACCTAATCCAGAAGAAGACAAATTAAGGCAAATACCTGAGATCACCTTTCAATACAATTGCCCAGAAATATATAACTCTTTGTTTCAAACAATATATACTATAGGTAATCCTATATTTTTGAATATTTGGAATAGGCACGTTAATGGTGGCGCAATTCAAATAGCTAACTATAATTTAAAGGATAAAAAACAAGGTGCTTGGCATCATGATGCTAGTGCTGATATAAGTATGGTTGTTCCTTTAAATACTGGTGAGTATGAAGGCGGCGGTACTGAGTTTTTAAATCGTGGTACGGTTGAACCATTACCTACAGGCCACGCTCTAATATTTCCGAGTTTTACTCATATGCATAGGGGGTTATCGGTAGAATCAGGAAATAGATACTTACTTGTATTTTGGTTAAAATGTATGGAAGAATAGGGTAGAATTTAAAAATGAACATTATAGACAACTCAGGAACAGGTTTAGCTGCCTTAGGACGTAACGAAGATCGCCTTATGGCACACGTTGCACCAGGCGAAATGGTGGTTCCACCAGTCATATCTGACAACACAAGAAAAGCAATAAGAAAAGAAATGGCCGCTGTAGGCTTAGATCCAGCTCAATATGAAGTGGGTCAAGGTATGTCCATAAACCCTATTACAGGGCAAGCAGAGTTTGGCTTTCTAAAAAAGATAGCTAGAAGCGTTAAAAAAGTAATAAAGAAAATTGCACCAGTTGCAGCCGTTATTCCTGGTCCTTGGCAACCGTATGCTGCCGTATATCAAAAAGGTGCTGCTGCAATAAAAGTAGCTAAAGGCGAAGCTACTCTTGGTGACATCATGACTTTAGCTGCTGGCGGTAATCAAGCTCTTACAGGTGAGGGTGGCGCTTTTAAAAGAATAGCTGGAACCGCAACTGATGCGGCAGGTAATGCTCTCACAAACCCAGGATTTTTTGATTCATTAAAAGACATAGGAACTGTTACAGATGCAGCAACAGGAGTAAGTTCATTTAATCCTTTGGCATACGGTAGTAACGTATTACAAGGTATGGCTAGTGATCAACAACAAGGGTATGGAGGATTGCTTGGTGGTACTGGTCAAAAATTTAATGTTGCTACAGGCCAACTCGAAGGTGCAGTAGGGGGAGCAGGCTTTAATCCTTTTATGAAAAAAGCAGCAGTACCAACTACAACTACGGTACAGTCTGGTGACACACTAAGTAAAATAGCAGAAGCTAATAACACTACTGTTGAAGTGTTAAAAGAAGCTAATGGTATAGCTGATGCTGACAAGATATTCCCAGGACAAACAATAAAAATACCAGGTGCAGCAAGTAGTTCTTCAAACTTTTTAAGTGGATTAATTAGCGGAGGTGGTGCAGATAATGAGGGGAACTATGGTGTTCTTGGAGATATAGGTGGCAGTATTACAGATTCGTTAGGGTTAACTAATTATGGAGGAACAGGTCCAGGAGGTTCAGGATCTGGTACTGGAGGCTTTGGTGGTATAGATCCTAAAATGGCTGGTCTTGCTTTGTTATACGGTAAGGTAGTTAAAGATGCGGCTAAGAAGACTGAAGGTGGTTTAACTGACATAAGACAATCAAAAAGACCTGATCTCAACCCAGCACCTGTATTTGCAGGGTTTGACTTAGGTGTAAGAAAGAAAGCTGCTTTTGGGGGACCGATAGGATACGGTAGACAACAATTTAATCAGGGTGGTATGGCCGTAAAAGAACTTGATATGCGTCAAGGTGGGGAGTCAGTTGGTCCTGGTACAGGTACCTCTGATGATATACCTGCTATGCTTAGTGATGGTGAGTTTGTAATGACAGCCGCAGCAAATAATGGAGCTGGTGGTTTTAAAATAAACAAAACAAAAAAAGGTTTAGAATTGATAGCATCTAGTAAGCCAAATAGAAAAAATGGTGTAAATGTTATGAATCAATTAATGGACACGTTTGAGAAATATAACAAATCTGGGAGTATGGCATAATGGCTGAAACAATAGATCCCGTACTTCAGAGCCAGATAAGTTCTGAAACTATTACAGATCCGCTCATACGAGCTTTATATTTTGGATCTGAAGGTACTCCTGGTTTCTACAATCAATTACAGCAAGCAGGTGCTAACCTAATTGGAACTGATGTACCTTTACAACAAACTGCTGGATTAGATCCTTTAGAAACTTTAGCAAGACAAAGAGCGCAAGCAGGTCTTGGTCAGTTTCAACCATTCTTTGATCAACAGCAAGACTTAGTAAATCAAGCAATAGCACAATCAAGAAGAGCTGAACAATTACAAGATCCTTACTTTTCAAGAGCAGAAGAGCAATACGGTCTAGGTTTGGGTGATGCCCTATCTGGTATTGACCAAGCTAGAGGTGTAATGACAGGAGCTGTAGATGAATTTGGAAACCGTATAGGAGAATCTGAAGATTTACTTAGAGGATCTTTAGGTGCTTATGATCCTAGTATGACAGAACAATTTTACAATCCTTACGAGGATAGAGTTGTTCAACAAACTATAGACGACATAATGGAGGCTGGTGATAAGCAAGATATAGCGGCAAGAGCGCAAGCTATTTCTGCTGGTGGTGAATCAGCTTTTGGATCTAGAGCAAGACTTGGTGCAGAAGAAAGAAGAGAATCTTTGGGAAGGGGATTAGCAGAAGCTTTAGGTAATATTAGATCTAGAGGCTTCTCAGAAGCACAACAGACAGGTATGGGTGAGTTTGCAAGACAAAGACAAGCAGAAAGAGCTGCGGCTTCAGGATTAGGCGGATTTGCTGGATCAAGATTAGGAGCAGGTCAGAGTTTAGCTGGTAACTTACAACAATATGGACAAAGTGCAGCAGGAGCTAGATCAGGATTAGCTGGCGGTTTATTAGGTATAGGACAACAAAGAGGCGCTGGTGCATCTGGATTAGGTGCGCAGTTAGCACAATATGGCGGTCAAATGGCTGGTATTGGTTCAAACTTAGAAGGTTTAAATAGAGGTCAAAGATCTGAATTAATGGGATTAGGTGCTACTTCTAGAGGCATACAAGAAACAGGATTTGGCAGACAGTTTGCTCAACAGATGGGACAACAGATGAGGCCGTTACAAACTATGCAGCAGATTGGTTCTATGCTACCTGGCTACAAACAAGCAGGTAGTCAAATTGATTCAACATACGGTATGGCTCCTGATCCAAGCGCACAAGGCCTTGGAGCTGCTTTCTCAGCTTACGCATCACTAGCCCCAAGACAAAGCTAATGAGTTACCTACAAAGAAAAATGTTTGCGAATGGTGGTGGAGATAG